TGGCTCGAAGCACTGGAACAAATACATTTGCTCCAATCTTTGGTGTAGCAACAGCTAACCAGTTTGTAACCTCATCAAACTATGCGGCATCTCACCCAGTTCGTGTAGGAGTTACTGCAACTGCCCCAGCATCAACAGCATTTGTTAAGTTTGGTGTATTCCAACTTAACGGTGCGCAGACAGCGACAGCAACAAACGTTGAGTTCCACGTTGTGGCTCCTCAGCTTGAAATTGGCGCTACTGCAACTACAGTTAAAGAGCCTAGCTCTACTATTGTATGGGCTGGAGCACCAGGAAACTCACCACTGATCTCACAGACAGGCGCCTTTGTAATTGCAGAAGGCGGCGGTGGTGGCGGTACCTATAACTCTAACAACATTCACTGGCAGTATGGTCTACAGGGCGGTAATAACGGAGGCCACGCAGCCTTCAACTCTACCGCAACACTTCCTACCCTAGCAGGTGGCGGTGGTGGATCTAACGGTTCTGGTATGAACGCAGTTCAATACATGGCTGCTCCTTCTAACTCAACTACATTTGCTTACACAAGCGGTTGGAACACCTCTGGTGGATCATCTATGATGACATTCCCACTACGCGGTAACCTCGGTGGATACGCAGTTTGGAATACAACTTCCGCTGGATCAATTGGATCTGCACCTGCTTACGCAGGAGATGGTGGAGCTGGTGTATGGCCAACAGGCCTTAACGGCAACCCATCTGGTATGGCTCTTGGCGGCGGAGGTGGCGGTGCAGGATGGGTCGCACACTCACAAAACCAGATCGTACCTGGACGCGGAAACGGCGGCGGCGGTAAGGGTGGTGGTACCTATCTAGTTCAAATTGGTGGCGGTACATCTGACTATTACGCTCGCGGTATTGACGGTCAAGCTAACACCGGTGGAGGTGGCGGTGGTGGTTCTACAAACCTCGCAAACTCACCTCTAACTACAGTTACTCACTTCCTAGCAGGACGTGCAGTTAACTATGAAAACTCTGGTGCTGACCTTACAAAGTGGTACTCAATCTACAACGCAGCGATTCAACTTTCTGCACAGGCTGGTTTCTACAGCTCAAACGTACTTCGTGCAACAATGCAAGATGTTGGAAATGCAAAGATTTCAACAGCATGGCAGGGTTATGCAGTACTACCACGTACACCACTCTTGTTCACAGGTGTTGCAGCACGTCTAACAACAGCAACTGTTGGTGTAACTAGCACCCAGTTCAACGTTTCTAAGCGTGTACGCCCAACTGTTCGATGGAGACGAGCTGACGGGGGACTTATCCGTGAAGAACGTCCACCATTTGACATCATATTCACTGCAACAAGCACAATTACATACCTAGGACAAGCTACTGCAGCTACATCTGCTTGGCAGACATTGCCAGCACCAGCAAATGCAGCATACTTTGACATCACATGGGAATTTCTTTACATGGATGGAACAGATGTTGTTGATGTGGATATTAGCGATATTCAGTACTTCCCTTACCTATCAACAGGTGGTTTTGGTGCTGATGGGCTTGCGCTTATTCGCTGGTTTGATAAGACCACTGCATAGGATCTAGTAAATGGCAAAATACGCACTTTTATCCGACACCTACGTGGTAAACGTAGTTGTATCTGACACTGAAGATCAGATTGGGGTATTTGCTTCAATATACGAAGTTGTAGATATTACCAATCTTGATCCTCAGCCAGGTACAGGTTGGACTCGTGAGAATGGGGTTTGGTATCCGCCAAACCTCTCTCCCGAGGCAAAACTTATTTGGACAAATCAAGGGTTTGTCGGAGAAGTTGAAGAAATTATTGAAGCAGAACTTGTTGAAGAAGAATCTTCAGAAGCATCATCTAAGAAAGGTAAGTAATAATGGCCATGTCCTCACAGCCAACCGTACTAGCGGAGTCCGTAGACGCCTACATTAATGCGGGCAACACTACACGCCTGCAGACTATTACAGGTTCAACTGGAGCCATTAATATCTCTATAACTAATGGTGCGGTTTCTCGTATTAGCTCACTAGCTGGAAACACAGCCGTTACTTTTACAAACATCCCTAGCGGTTACGCTAATCAGTGGCTTGTTGAAGTAGCTAACCGTGGCGCTAACGTCGTCACATTCTCTGGAGTTACCTGGGATGGTGGCTCAGTCCCAACTATCGTAGCATCCGGCAAGACTGTTCTAAAGTTCTACTCTTCTGACGGTGGATCAACTATCTACGGTGCAGTAGAGTTCGCTAACATCGCTTAATTTTAAAGATTAGCTCCCCATCGTCCCCAGGGACTGGTGGGGCTTTTCTTTTGCTACACTATTAGCATGAAAGCTGCTGTTTACGCTATTGCCCTCAATGAGGAGCAATTTGTCAAACGATGGTATCACTCGGCAAAAGAAGCTGACTTACTGCTGATTGCTGATACCGGGTCTACGGACAAGACCGTGGAACTAGCAAAATCTTTTGGAATTGAAACCCACGTCATTTCAGTAAAACCTTGGAGGTTTGACGATGCTCGTAATGCTAGCCTCGCTCTTATCCCTGAGGATATTGATTACTGTATTGCTTTGGATCTCGACGAAGTTTTAGTTCCTGGGTGGAGAGAACATTTAGAGGTGGCTTACACCAATAAATGGACTAGACCACAATATATGTTTACCACTAGCTGGAATCCTGATGGATCTCCGGGAATGCAATTTAGTGGGATTAGAATCCACGCTCGCCAAGGATATCGCTGGCAGTACCCTATTCACGAAATACCAAGCCCATACCGAATTCCTGAAACTCGTGGGTGGATAGATCTGCAGATAGAACATCATCCAGACGAAACAAAATCCAGGGGAGAATATTTAACGCTACTTGAAGAAGCGGCTAAGGAAAACCCATTAGATGACCGTTGTACCTTCTATTACGGTAGAGAGCTTTACTTTTGGCGCAGATATCCAGAAGCTGCAATACAGTTTAAAAAACATTTAAAGTTAGACTCTGCAAAATGGCCTCCTGAAAGGGCATCTTCATACAGATATTTAGCTGAGTGTGAGCCTAACAATGCGGAGTTCTGGCTTAAGAAGTCTTACCTTGAGGACCCCTCAAGAAGAGAGTCATCAGTGAAGCTGGCCCAGCACTACCACGATCACGGTAAATGGAAAGAAGCTTATGAGTGGGCTACTAAAGCTTTAGAAATTGAAACCAAACCACTTGATTACTTTTGCGAACCGTGGGCTTGGGGGCCGTTGCCTCACGACCTGTTAGCACTAGCAAGTTATAACCTAAAAGAATACGAAACTGCAGCCCTGCACGGGCAAATTGCTCTTAGTTTAGACCCCTCTAATGAGCGATATCAAGTTAATATGGGGTACTACCTTAGCCACATCTAATTACAGGGAGCACAATGCCTACAAATTATCTCATTCTTGGACAGGCTACACCATCCGGTTCAAACCTAGATCTATACTCTAGCCCTGCAGCTACCCAAACTATTGTCTCAACTATTGCGGTAGCCAATGTGACGCCAACCCTAGCAACTGCGACTATTTATGTTCGCAAGGCTACCGGTACAACCCCAGCTGTAGCTAGCACAGGAAACGCACTAGCTTTAACTGTACCTATTGCAGGCAACACAACACAAACATTTACTCTTGGAATAACCCTAGCCCCATATGACACAATTACTGTGGCTACAGGAACATCCTCATCTATTACCTTTCACGCGTTTGGGAGTCAAATAACAGCATGACACGTAAAGAATTTCCTGAAAAACTTGAAACGATATCTTCTACAACTAATCTAGTTGTAGGCCCTGCCACAAAAGTAGTCTCACCAACAACCGTCACTACAGGGGCTCTTAGAAACGTTTTTGCATCTACTGCCGCACCCACAAGTACTGACGGTGCTGATGGGGACATCTGGTTTAAGTACGCGTAGACCATGGCCAAGTACGTAAAAGTAGGTGGTACATGGAGAACGGTATCCCCCGATACTGACTCGGTACAGACGGCCTACGTAAAAGTAAACGGAACCTGGTTAGGTGTGACTAACGCCTACGTAAAAGTTGCCGGTACTTGGCGATCAATCTTTACTTATAGCGCTTTTGTTGTTCCAAATGTTGTAGGACAAGTTTTAGCTACCGGTAGAACAAACATAACTAACTCCGGAAATACCCCCGGAACTAATACAATACTTAATAATGCTAACGGAGCTACTCCGGCAAACAATGGAAACATTGCTTCACAGAGCGTAACTCCAGGCGTATATCTGTCAGCTCAAACAGTAAACCTTAGTTATTACGTATTTGCATTTATTACCGTCCCAAATGTTGTGGGTCAAACCGAAGGAACTGCAAATGCTTTAATTGTTAACGCAGGAAACACAGTAGGTTCAGTTATAAGAAGCGCATCTGGGGCAACCGCTAACAACCACAACACAGTTGCAAGTCAAACTATTCCTGCAGCAAGTAACTACACTGTTCCGCAAACTGTAGGGTATACGGTTTATGACTACACCGTCCCTACCCCAAGCCGACCTTCGGTTTCTCTTGTATCTAAAGGAACAAATACATTTACTTTTGCAACTTTTTTCGGTGCAAATACCACAAGCGCCCTAGCCTATTACGGCCCTTCAGGACAAGGTAACCAAATTTTTTGGGGAACTATAAATTCTAATGGCGGTCAAGCGGTAGTTACTGGATTGACTCCTGGAGCATCGTATTCATTTATGTCTTACCCGGTAAACACGGAAAACGTAAATACTATTGGAAGCGTACAACAAGGTGGGTTACCGTCCCTTACAGGATCGGGAGACCCAGTAACTCTCGATAACATCCCTGCTCCTACAGGAGGAACGGTAACTTTATCTGGAAGCGGAGAAGTGGGTACTTTTGTTACCGCATCGGCTTCTGGATTTACGGGCAGCCCATTTTCTTATGATGTATACATAACTACTACCACAAGCGGTACGCCAGATGCTGGTTCGGGTAGAGTTATTTCAAGCAATGGAGCAAGTAGCATATCTTTCCAAGTTACGCAGGGACAAGCTAATAGCCCATCTAATATATTTAGGGGGGTTGCAACAGCAACTAATGCCGGAGGAACTAGCACTCCCCCAATACTATCTTCAAACGTTATTACAGCAAGAAATGCCGCCCCAACAGCCCCTAATGCTCCGGGAAGTGTAACTGGTTCAGATGACATTTCTCCTACTGGTGGAACCTTCCGTTGGACAGCTGGAAGCGGCGGCTCTGGAAGCTTATCTTATTTAATTGATATTTATAATAGCGGTGGGGGATTAGTAAGATCAGCAGGGCTTGCTGACTTAAGCTATCAGTACCGGGTTGCGGGAACTTTCTACGCTCGAGTAGCTACTTATGATCTTAATACCGGCCTAACATCGTCGTACACTCAGTCTCCTACCGTTACCTTTACTACCTCGGCGCCCTCTGCACCTAGTATAACTGCGTCAAATAATTACAATGGGGGGTCTCCTAATAGCTGGACGCTCACTGTTAATAACTCTGGTGGTGCAGCTACTTCATTTAACTGGGGACTTCAGTTCTCTAATTCAGATGGCGGAAGCGTACTAGCCTCTACAACCGGGACTGGTGGAAGCATTCCTGCAGGGGGATCCGCTACGGTAACAAGAAATAGCTCTCAGTATAGTTGGGCTCGATGGGTAAACATTACCGCTACAGGCCCCGGTGGAAGTTCAAATACCGTCGACGTAGCCGATAAGGGTTGGGAATAAGGAGAAGACATGCGCGGAGAACAGCGTCAAGGACGCTTTGATGTCCCTAATGAACGTAAGTCTATAATCTCTGGTATTACCAAAGAGATAGTTCGCACTGTTGGAAACGACATTGAGTGGTGGACCTATGATGAGCCTAGCACTGTGGTTGACCCAATCTACGACGTAGGTAGCTCAAACCCAAGTACTGGCGGCCGTCGTTGGCATGGCCCTCTTCTAATCCCATGCATCAATGCCGTAATCTACCAGGGCGTGACTATGCAAAGCGACCGAGGTTTCTATAACGTGGACGTTTTAAGAGTTACCTTTAATATGGACATTGTTGAGAGAAGCACGGATCTCTATGGGTCAAGTAGCACTACTTCGGCTCACTTTAAGACCCTTGTTGATAACCCCGATGAGTTTTTAAGAGACCGTCTAGTATTTAGAAACGAAGTATTTACCCCCACTAAAATGTCTCCTAGAGGCCTTATGAATAATAAATACACAGTTTTCTCCCTAGACTGTAACCAGGTAAACGCTGAAGAGCTAGTCAATGACCCTCAGTTTGCCAGGTATGCATCTTACGACCCATTTAATGAGGTACCCCCAAATGCCTAGTAACGTAAACCCTAAAACACCTAAAGCTATAGGTCCTGCAAAAGCCACCTCAGCTAAAACAGTAAAAGCCGGGTTTAAGTCTGCCGAATCTTGGTCAAAAAAGTCATCAGGAAAGTGGAAGGGTGGGCAAGCTAGAACCCTATCCCCAGGATCCACGGGAGCTATAACTAAGCGCCTGAGTAGTAACAAATATAAGGCTTTGGGTAAGAAAGTAATACGCCCAAGAATACGTAAACAGTTTAGGCCTAAAGAAAAATAGTCTCACTTAGGGCTTCTTTTAAACGTCTTTGCCTTATCCTTAGAGCGACGCCCAGGCAACTGGGAACCCTGCTGCTATACCTTGCACCTCATATGGAGGAACTATGATCTTTTTAGTCAATCGGCTAAACCGTGCTGAAACGGAAGCTGATAAAGAAGAATTTGTTCGAGGAATTGTCGGCCTTAATACAGGCGGCGAACGTAAAGCTGCAGCGGGATTTATAGCTGGGTATTTACTCTCGAAAGCTCTTCGTAAAAATGGCTAGTATAACTAAACAATTAAAGATCAAACTTTACAAGGAATTATCAGCGTCTGCAGATAAACACACCCTCACACTACAATATGAGGCGCTTCTTGCTGGGTGGCCAGAAAACCTAGCTACAAAACTCGAGGTTCGCCCTAACCCTAATGGCAGCCTAAAAGTCTCCTACCCTAAAGAGCTTGAGAATAAGATCCTAGCTTTTGAGTATGGCGACGAAGATACGCCCCCATCCCCAGTAATGCGAAATTACTTTACTAAGATTGGGGTAAATTAATGCCATTTATTTTAAATGAAGAGAAGGCTCTTAAGAGCCTTTTGTCTGGCCTTACCGTTTCAGACGCGGGAAACCAAGCACGACCTGTAGGAGTTTTCTACGGCCAACCGGACAAAGAAATCCGTCAACAGGCGTATCCTTATATGACTATTGACCTAATTAACATTTCAGAAGCAACCGAACGAGTACAGTCTGGAATAGTTACCGTCCCCTACCAACCAGAAGGTTGGGACGGAAACTCTAGTCGAGACACGTTCTACCCAATGCCTATAAACCTTGATTATCAAATATCAACTTTTTCTAGGCAACCTCGGCATGACCGACAAATTTTAGGTGGACTATTTGCTATAGGTCGCTTGCCAGTTAGATTTGGATCTATCTACGTACCAGAAGACAACACTTGGCGTCGACTGGATATGTTGGGTTTTTCCAAGAGAGACAGCACTGAGTCTGAAAAACGACTCTTTATGAATGTCTACTCAATTAGAATTAGTTCTGAACTATTTAGAACTGGTTTTGAAAGAACAGGCGTTCCGGTTACTCGTAGAAATATTAGTATCCGTGGCACTGATCAATCAAATGTATCAATATATGAACTGTTACAACTACAACAAGCACAACCCGCATAATAATCGGACCCCCTATGAAAACAACTAACCTATTAAGGAGAAAACCGAATGTCTACATTTAATAGACCGGGCGTATTTATTCAAGAAGTGGAACTTCCACAAACCATAGAGCTTGCTGAAAGTGGCAACGCTATTGGAGTTTTTGTTGGTGCTCTTGCAAAAGGCCCAACAGCTGTTCCAGTCCTTCTTAGTTCTTGGACACAGTTTGTAAAAACTTTTGGTGCATTGGATGACGCCTACCCAACAACTTGGGCAGCCTTTAACTTTTTTGCAAATGGCGGACGCCAGCTGTATATTAAGCGAGTTACTGGAGCTGGCGCAGCAGCCGCATCAGTTACTCTTACTGACAAGTCTCAAGCCCAGCTAAACACAATTCTAGTATCTGCAAATAACCCAGGAGTTTGGGGAAACAGCCTTGCAGTTCAGGTTCGAGCCGCAGGAACTCCAACTCGTTTTGGTCTTGCAGTGTATGGCCCACCTACAATCGCGGGCAATGCAACCTCTAACCTAATTGAGCAATTTACAGATCTAAGCATGAGCACCACAGATCCACGTTACTTTGTATCTGTTATTAACCCAAGCTCTTCAGTTATTTCAGTATCTGATCTTAACTCTGCATCTACAGCGCCAGACGATATTCCTACTATTGGAGCTACCCTATATGCGCTTGGATCAACAACTGCTGGAGCAGACGGATCTGCCCCAACACGTACCAATATCTCAACTGCACTGGCAACTTTGGACCCAATCCAAAACCCACTAGTAATTAACGTCCCAGCTATTGCGTACACCTACACAACCTCTCTTACATCTACAGAACGAACTCTTGCAATCAACATGTCAGCTGACTTAGTTTCTTATTGCGAAGGACGCGGAGACTCATTTGCTGTTCTAGATACTCCAGCAGGACTTACAGTAGCTGAAGCTCAGACATTTGTTGATGATGTGTCTACTGCTTTTGCTGCAAGCTCAGCAGGCGGATGCGCAGCATTTTACTATCCTTGGGTTTTGATTCCAAATGCTTTGCGTTCTACACCTGGAGCTACACGTCTTCAGGCACCTGGCGCAGCAGTTGTAGGTCAGTACCTAGCAACAGACGCTTCTCGCGGAGTGTTTAAGACACCTGCAGGACTAGGAAATCAAATTGCTCTAGCTGTTACTACAGAACGACAATTTACAAACGCAGAACTTGATGCAATTAATACATCTGCTAATCCAGTAAACGCAATTCGAGCAGTACCTGGGGCTGGAATTGTAATTATGGGTGGTAGAACTCTAAATAACACCCCAGGAAATCGTTACATAAATGTTCGTAGATCTTTAAGCTACCTTAAGAAAGAGCTTACAGACCTAACATCATTTGCGATTTTTGAAAACAATGATGCTAGATTGTGGTTGCGACTAAACGTCACTATCTCAAACTTCTTAGGATCATACTGGCAACAAGGTGGTTTGCGTGGAGCAACTACTGCTGATGCCTTCTTTGTACGATGTGATGAGACTATCAATAGCGAAGCGGACATTATGAATGGCCGTGTAAATATTGAAGTTGGAGTCGCTTTAGAATACCCAGCTGAGTTTGTTGTTATCAAACTGGGTCAAATTACTAGCAACGCTACGGCCTAAGGAGATAAACAAACATGGCACTTTCAGTCGATAATATCAAGAGACAGTTAACTACTGATCCAGTACGTACGTTTAAGTTTTTAGTAACTTTTACGCCAAATACTGATGATTCGAAGTGGGACACAGCTGCTTGGAATAAGATGGGTTTTGTATCTGTTTCCGGTCTTAGTGTTTCAACAGAACCTATTGCATACCGTGAAGGCGGATACAACACAAACGTGCACCAGATTCCTGGTCAGTCTTCTTTCACACCAATTACTCTGTCACACGGCGTAATGCTTGGACAGAATCAAAACCAGAAGTGGATGAAGCGTCTATTTGCCCTTATGACTCCTCGCGCAACAGCCGGAGTTGGAGCAGATTTTCGTTGCACCCTAGACATTGCAGTACTAAGCCACCCAAACCCAGCAGGATTCGATGTTGCTGGTGGCGGAGCTAGTGGAAAAGCTGCACTAACTGATGCTGGACAACATACATCTATGCGTTTTAGAGTTTACAACGCGTGGATTGCTAACCTTGGCTACAGCAGTCTTGATGCAGGTCAAAGCACTCTAATGGTTGAAGAAATGACGATCGTTCACGAAGGCTTTGATGTTATACTTGCAGACGGCTTTGCCGCAACAGCCGGTACATTTAGCGCATAATTAAAAAAGAAATAGGTGCATAACATGGCAAATGAAACAATCGTAGTTGCAACGGATAATCCGGCTGCAGCTAACAAACTCGTAGAAAATGCTCTTAACTCTGCTGAGGCAGCGCAGCTGGAAAAAGCTCCAGTTGCGTTGCCTCCAGACGGAGAAGTTACCCTACCTGGTGGTCTTTATGATCCATTTGAGGGGTCAATTTCAACCGCAGTTGTTAGAGAACTAACCGGGGCTGATGAGGAAGTAATTGCTAAGATTTTAGATCCAGGCAAGTCACTACTCACAATCTTGGAAAGAGCAGTAATAAAAATAGGCGATGAAGAAGCTACAAAAGAAACACTAGACCAGCTTCTAGCTGGAGACCGTGAAATGCTTCTTCTAGCTATTAGAAAGATCACTTTTGGGGAAGAAGTAACTGTTGGCCCGGGTTTATGCCCGACCTGCCAAGAAGAACAAACAGTTACGATTCACCTAACCGATGACGTTAAGATTAAGACTCTTGACGAAAAAGACCGAGTTTTTAGCATAAAGTGTAAAGTGGGTATTGTTGAGGCAACACTACCTAGTGGAGCCGTACAAAAGACACTTGTAAACGCTTCAAGTAAAAACTCTGCAGAACTAGACAGCCTTCTACTGCAGGGCTGTATAGTAAGTATTAATGGTTTGCCAATAACAAACCCGCAGATAGTTAAAGATTTAAGCATTAAAGATCGAAGAGATATACTCAAAGCAATAACAGACCGCAATCCTGGTCCACAACTCGGTGCAATTAAGAAAGCTTGTCAGTCTTGTGGTTCGGAGGTACCACTTCCGCTAACTTTAGCGGAACTATTTCAAGAGTGAGTTAAGCTACGAACTACTCATAGAATCCTATGACATTCTTAGCAAGAACTACCCGGGATGGACTCTAGACGACATAAAGCACCTCTCATTTAGAGAGAGAACCATGTGGATACTACGAATTAGATAGGCGGTGATTAAAATTAACAGTCAGAACTTGTTTGCTACCGACGATGAGGTAGAAGGCATTGGAACTACGTTTGAAAAAGAGTTCGTAAAAGCCTACAAAGTACTTAAGCAGATGACTGCTGAGACCGCCAAAATGAAAGAAAATGGCGAAGCCTATGGCGA